TATGAATAGGCGAATCTCCGATATGTAAACCGGAGAACCGTGTAAAAACTCGGTAAAGTCGCAATGTATCATTGCGCCTTGATCAACGATTTCTTGAACATCGTTGACAGATTTACCAATTAATTGGTAAACCTCCTCCATCCGCCCGCAGGCATAGATGAGAGGATCGACGGCATATATCATTTTGCCGCCAAGACCTTGATCAATAAGGTCTGAATTCACAATATTGTGAATCCTAAAACAAAGTTTAATATCCTTTGTTATAATCATATAATTAGCATATGATTCGTCTAGGACACTAACGACGTAGACGTCAGACTCAAAATAGTTTGTGAGTCTGTAAACCACCTCTGAATGAAGTGGTTCACCTGAGAGGTAATCCTCCAGGTACTCGACAGATCTGTCGAGGAATCCGGGATTCTTCCGGACCCACTCGGACCACCGCGTGTCCGCAGTATCAGGAACTCCTCTGAAGTTCCAGCCGAGCCCAGTTGTAACTCTGGGAACGATTTCGTCCTTATTGACGAAATAGGATTCGAAATCATTAAAAACGAATCCTGGGTCCAACCAAGTGGACCTAAACCTCTCAAAAGAGAGGATTACTTCGGAACCACGAATTCCAAAGTTCCTGTTTATATCAAAAACAGGCTCCCTGGGCTGTTTGCCTAGGAAGATGTCGCGATAATACAATTCGCGGCATAGTCTCAAAAATACATTTGAGGGACGTTCCAAATGAGGAATGTTCACGGAATTGAGTAATTGTTTCCGTGCATCACCATCGGGTTCAACGATGGCGGCTGGAGGCAATAAAGCCTTCAGCCCTTCTATCTTAGGTAGAAGGAGATGGTGCTTATGTACAACACCATCGAATTTGTCGCTACGGACAAATTTATGACTAAATTTATTAGTCAGTAACGAGGACATCCTGAACCTCGTTTCCGGAAGATTCCGGGCCTTCGTCGTCACGATCCTACGAAGGAAGTCCCCACTATGTGGGAACCCACCATCCCCACCTATTTCTATGGGGAGGAAAGGACAAATTGTATCTGAGTCCTGAGGTACTAACATATGTTGCATTAGTACCGCCCTGGCAAAAAGATCCAGGGCTTTTGGGTTATTACGATTAACCCAACGCGCTTCTTTACCTAGAAGTGCGAATCTTCCTGTATTTGAGGAAGAGTACGCATCAGTTTCTGATTGCGTCGGAATCATCAATCTGATTCTCGGATAGTCGAGGTAAAATAACTCTCGACCAGCCCTCAGTTGTACACTGGGGGTGTGGGCTACCTTTTGGGGTACAAGGCAGCCTTCCTCGCAATAAAATGCGAAGCGGGATGATATAAAAGTATCATCCTCAGAGATTTTCATCCCTGTATTCTTGATTTCTTCAAGAACTCTATCCAGTACAGACCGGATATGTGACAACACAATAAGGTCGTCACCCACGAGCGAATACACTCGTGCACCTGCCATTCTGCAGGCGTAATCATTCACCATAGTGAGAATGATTTTGGTGAATAAATCACCCATCGGCCATCCACGTGTGGCCGTAACGGGTCTAAAATTACCCGAGCCAACCGGAACCAAAAATATCCGGGGGCGCTTGTACAAATTTTTGCACAAGAGGAAGAGTCCAACAGGGAACCCTTCAATCCTTGAACCTATATCAAGGAGCATGGCCCAGATTTGATCTGAGACATTCAAATCACCGTAATCGGTGGATGTTTCTTCGTCAGTAGATAAGGCGAAGATGGTTAGGTCGTCGAATTCTCGACCTAACTCCTGCCAGGAATTTTCCTGGGGGTTGAGGTTATCCCTCAAAAAGTTCCATAAGTGTCTGGAACTTTTAAGTCCGCTACGAACGGACCTAGACACCAAAGTAGGTGCCACTAGGTGTGCGCACACACCGTAGAGTACGTTTACAGCGTACGGAACCACGCCAATTGTGCGTGCTTTCGAAGGTTCAGCAACTGCATGAATCCTTCTCATCCTACTATATATAGGATGTTCCAGACAAAACTGGATCGCCCAGGACAAGACGTCGTGGGAATTGCGGCAACTTCTTGCCGGGACGTCCAATCTCTCCAACGAGATTGGGTCATAAGTGTTCCTTAGAACCTTATGTGAAGTAATGAACTTCAACATGCGGGTTTTACCCCCAAGTTCTCTTGTAAATTCAATACAAGATGTAGTACCAACACTAATTTTGCAGGTACGTCCGGAGGCCTTAAAGAAGCCTCTCGCAGTGTCCAAAAGGACCTGAGGGTTCAACACAATAGGTTGAACCGGAGGTGGTATAGTAACCACCTCAACGAGCTTATTAATAGAAGCCCGAAGCATGTCTCCATCGGCTAAGCCGGAGGCACGGGTTTGTGTCCAAGTAAGCACAAACCGACCGAATCCTACTGGATTCGCTTTATCCTTCCCAATTGGAAGGGAGTACATAACTTCAGTATATGTACGCAGCTCACGAGGTGATGCTGATTGCTTATTATAAGCAAAAGCCTTTCGAATGGCTTTCTTGAGGTTCTTCATACCTCGAAGAAAATGTGCATAATTATTTGCACATGACTCCAACGCGAAACGCGTTAGAGTATCGACCACTTTGTGGTCGGGATCCTCACATGTGAGGAGATACGGAAGCACGATGGCATCCGCGGTGTAAAACCATTGTTTTACAGTATTCAGCTTATTACGCTGAAGTAGGTACTTCAATTTCGAAAGGAAATACCTTGAGGGCCGATAATACAGTCCTCGAGACAGTATCAAATACTGCTCATCTTGTGTGTACTCACACAAGCGTTTGGGAACGGATCTACCGTCCCTAGTCAGCCGATACGGCGACTTAAAAGAGCCATGAAAGCTCTCGAGCGATCTGACAAAGGTCAGATTGACTCCGCGTTCAAACACGGAGGGAACAGATTTAAAATCTGTATAGAATTTCTCCAATTTTTGGAGAAACGTGGATCTTGGATCCACGAGCGATCTGGTCCCTGCCCTACCTCCTAAAGAGGGGAGAGGGGGGGCCCAGCGAATTGACATTAAAAAAT